GATGCTTTAAGTGCTGCAAACTCAAAATATAAAAAATTAGTTGAAAAAACATACTGAACATTATCACTTAAAACCCATCCTTGCCAATCTAAATTATCGCCACTTAAAACTCTAACAAAGTATTTTCTATCGTTTAAAGTAGTAAAGTCTGGCATATTTTCCACATCATCCGTAACATCAATTGCTACACTTAAAGTGCTAACATAAATAGGCTCAAAAGTATCATCTGAACGTGGTACATATTGTATTTGTAAATTAATACAAGGATATTCTATTATTTCTCCATCGTAACCATCCTCATAAATATTAACTACACTTGTAACATCCGATTTCGTTGCTGCCGTAATTCTATATTTTATTTCGTATGCCATTAGTTTCCTCGTCTAATATTTAAGTTGTTGTTTGCTCTTTGAGTTGCCAAAACCAAATCCGAACCCTTCAATAAAAACTCACCTAAGAAATTACCACCACTCATTCCTAAACCTCCACCTACTGCACTTCCAATTTCACTTGTTCCACCTGTAATTGCTGCCATAATAGCTTTAAATAATAATGCTTGTGCAACCATTGAAATCAACTGAATAACAATTTGCTTAAATGCTGCTTCTAAAGCCTTTCCAATATCTTCACCCATTACCATTGCTTGAACAACGCTATCAAATGCTGGTGCAAGTAAACTTGTTATTGCTTGTGTTTGTTGCAATTGAAAGTTAAATAATTCTTGTGCTTTTGTTTGTTCGTTTATTTGACTTGTTAATTGAATAGCATCATAACCGCTTGTTCTGCCACCTAAAGGTGCATTTCCAGTTGGATTTGTTATTGTTGGTGCTGCACCTCTTTCCATTAAAATTGGAGCAGTCATATCAGTTGTTATTCCTCTTGCCTCACCACCTATTCTTTGAATATTATCAGCTACTTGCTTTGTTGATGTAGCTAATTCCTTTGCACCTTTATTAAAAGTAAAAAATGGGTCTTTAGCTGCTGCAACATATAAATCATTTACAGAAGTTTTTAAACCTATAATTCCACTTCTTAATGCTAATGCTTCATTTCTTGCCTCAATGTTAGCATTCTTTGCTTTAGAAATTGCACTTGCTTGATAAACCGAAGCATCTGCATACCCATTTATAGCTAATTTAGTTGACTCTAAAGTTTTATAATATTCCCTTCCTGTTTGTAGTATTCTTTTATTTGCGTCTGATAAAGCAATTGTCTTATTAGCAATTTCATCAATATATCTTGATGTTATAGCTTGTGCAACCAATGCTTGTGTATATAGATCAACCGCTGCTCTTGCTTGGTCAACATTTGTAATTGTTGAAGCATACGCAGTATTAACTTTACTTAATTCGTTTTTAACTGCTTTTAATGCTTCAGCCCTTCTTTCATCACTTACACTTGCATTTTGAGTAATTGTTAAATATGCTTGTAATCTTATTCCTGTTTCACTTGCTTCGGCTCTTGCATCACTTAAACTTTGTGCAAATTTATCTTCTGCTTTTGTAGCTTCGTTTGTGCCATTTATAAAATCGGCTATTTTAGGACCAAATGCGACAATAATAGATGAAACTGCACCCAAAGCTAAACCAATACCTGCTGGACCCATTAATCCACTTGCCATTGCTTTTAAAGCACCACCTGCACCTCCAGCATCTTTACTTAATCTTTGGAATGATTCTAATAATGGATTTAAGTTATTCGCAATACCTATAAATCCATAAGGAGCATCTTGTGCAACCCTTGATAAGTTTGTTAAAGCATTTGTAGCTTGATTACTTGTACTTGGCAACGTTTTAAACGCAGTACCTAACTTTGTTGTTGCGGTTACTGTTTCTTGTATATTTTTAACCGCTTGTTGATTGTCTGCGGTTATCGTAATTTTTAACGTTTCTTGTGCCATTTTATTATTTTACTCCATACAACTTTAATGTCCTTGCCAATTGTTCTTGTGTTATTTTTGGCTTATCTTCTTCAACTTCATCACTTGGTAAAGGAAAGAAACTTTTAATGCTTTTAGGACTTTTATCGGTTGTATTAGCTTTATAAATTAAGTAACTAATCATCCTTGTTCGTTCCCATTCCCTTACCTGTTTATTATCATAAGCCTTTTTATATAACAAAAATTCTCGCCACGTCAATTGCCAAAACTCGTTAATCGTTAAGCCAACTTCAATAGCGAGAATAATTATTGAGTCCCAACTATAAAACCCTAATTTTTTTTTTCATCCGTTCCTTTCTCTGGCTTTAATTCTGGAGTCATTGAGTCTTGCATATATTTCATAAACTCAACCAATTGTCCATCTTTTGCCGATAAGCCACCGACTTGATCTATCCATTCGCACACATCAAATTCATCAAAGTCAATAGGCTTTTTAAGGCTCTTATATCCACTTTCTGCTGCGGCTTGAACTATATGAACGATTGTATCTAAGTCATAAATTCCACCAGATAAAACCTCAATTAATTGCATTAGATTTTTATTCTCTAATTCGCAAAACCTTTTCATAGCCCAAGTTCCCCACTTTAAGTGGATTGTGTTGTTGTCAGTCTTTAATTCAAACATAGTTTTTTATTTATTATGCAGTTTCAGTTTGAGTGATAGGAGGAACACTTACTACAAAAGTTGCAGTAAATTTAACATCATCTTTATCGTCAGCAGTTACACCGAAATCGCTAATAAACACTAAAGAACCAGCACCACCATAAGTGATATCACCTGAAGTTGGAGTTGCTTTACCCATCTTAATAGCGAATAAAGTTTTAGCAGCGTGAGCAGCATACAATTGTTGGTAGCTATCTTTAGAAGGTACTCCTGTTTCATCAATCGCAAAACCTTCACACTCAAATGATTGAGAGAAAGAAGGTGCTGGAGTGAACTCGTTACCACACTTAGATGTTGCATCAATTGTGTCATTAGTCGATGTTAATGAGTTGGTAGTCAAACAAGCAACAGGCTTGAATGTCCCATCATTGTTTATGTCAGCTAAAAGAATATAATCTCTTGCGCTTACTTTTGTTTCTGGCATTTTATTTAATTTTAAATTTGTGTTATTATTATGTTATAAGTTATTAATACTCTAAAAACGTTATCTAAAGGGTTTAAGCCATCTAAGTTTCTTACACTTTCAACACTTAAACTTGATGCCGTGAATCCGTTTGCCAATGTTATATTGGTGTCAGAATTAATTGCAGTCAAGACTAAATCGCTTATTGTTTCAGCACGTTTATATCCAAAGTTAGCATTTTTTGTAATAATATCAACTACGATTGAAATACTATTTGTATAACCAGCTTTGCCTTGGTCTTGGCTTGATGTTCTCCCAGTCATTACAATATATTCATCCCCTGCACCCTCTGGAGCAAAACCATCGTAAACAACCAATCCACTCGCACTTGTCAAGTTAGTATAAAACCACTTTTTTATCTCAATATTAGGATTTAGCATCTAACAATTTTTTTAGTCTTTGTATTAATTTTGGCTTCTCTGTTTCATACGAAGGTATTAAAAAAGGTTGAGGTCGCATACCTTTTTGTAATATACTCCTTGCAATAACATAAGCTAATCCTCTATCATTTTTGCCATCGCCAATACCTTTTCGCTTAACCCACAAAGTCAAAGCATCAACAAAGTCCTTAAATTTACCGCCTTTTTTACCTTTAAATTGTGCTGCATAAGATGTAAAATCAGCTGGAACGCTTACTTGAGGACCAGTTCCAAATTCTACATAAGCAGAATAAGATGCCTTTGATTCAACCCCAAATGTTAATTGGCTTTCTTGTACTAATGCTATTTGATTCCTTAATTGACCAAAATTTACAGGTGCAAGTCTTTTAGCATCGGTTAATATCTTTAAAGCCGAAGCGTTAATCTCATCGCCTACATCTTGCTTTAGTTTTACATCAATGTTTTTTAAAGCATCTTGAATGTCTTTTAGTCCATTTAAGTTTACTGTAAATGCCATTATCTGTAAATTATTAACTCCAAGAACCTATTTTGGTTCTCTACGTTCTTAATTGAATGTATCGTATATCTTGACCCTTCAACATCAACCTCATACGAATCGTTTATGTTAACCCCAAAACGAATATAAAGCCTGTTCCTTTGGTCGAATTGTAATTCCGACTCTCCTATCTCACGAACTTGATTATCTGGTCTTAAATCACCCCAAACTGTGCTTTGTAGGGCAAATGTTGTAGTGTACCCACCTTGACCATCACTTGTCCTTGTTGGAGCATAGATTCCAACCTCACGAGTCATTGTGTTGGCATCAACGTAATTTGCTTTCGCTTTTCCTAACTTCATATTATAAAATTGGGCTTATTCTTGTCCATCTTTGACACGCTTTCCAAGACTTCTCACAAATACCAGAATCGCCATCTAATCCTCTATTCTCGTAGTCATAAGATATTTGGTCTAAAATAGCAATCTTTAAGTCAGTTGGAATAGTTGCGTAACCTACAACATAAGTAGCCTTTAAGTTTTGAAATGATGGTCTTTGTAATTGTGGGAATTTACCACCAACTAAATTGTAATCAGCAGCATCAATAGTATTTCCGTTTTGGTCTATTAAAGATGTGAAACTATTAACTGGACCAAAAGGAAGGTTAAAACTACCATCCCAATTTGTAAACCAAACAACAATAGTCTTTGATATTAAACTCAATCCTGTTGCTACCTCAATAGCTTCTCTTGCTTGTGTAATCATTAAAGTAATCAAGGTATCTTCTGCACTTGTAGTAACACGGCAATATAATTTTGCTTCTGCTAAAGTAACTGGCTCAACTATTGGTGCGATAGGAACGGCACTAAAGTCATTAATATAATTAGAATAAGACATATCCTTTTTTTACAAAATTACTTAATTTATTCCAATAAAAAACCCCCACCGAATTGGTAGGGGTCATTATTTACTAAACCTTTAGAACTATACGTTACCCATATCAGCATAGATTGCAGATGTAGTCAACATTAAGTTGATGTCTTCGTAACACTCAATACGAGCAGTTACCAAGTTCTTTTGGAAGTTTTCGCCATTCTCATAAGAGAACTCGATAGCTAAACCTTCTACTTCAACTCTCTCTAAGTAGCTTGAATCAAAGATTAAAACTTTGTCATCTGTTACCCAAGAAGCAGATACAACTGGTACACCCCAGATTGTAATTCCACCATTAGGATTAACGATAACACTACCAGCACCAGCATAGTAACCAGCAGCGATAGTTGCTTTCAATAAGCGACCCATTTGCGTTTGAGATACTAAAGCATAAGAAGGAACAAAGTTCGCAGTCTTTTGGTTAGCGATGTAATCTACTAATTGTAACAAATCGTTAGTTTCAGCAGTTGTAGTTGAACCTGTTGCAGCACCAGATACAGTAGAGAAAAACGCAGCGTTCTCAGCCTTGAAGAAATCTCTTTGTAACATTCTTGGTAAAGTTTGAGTCATAAAAGGTAATGACTTCAACATTTGCTTAGAGAAAGTAGAGAAACCAGCAAGGTAATCGTTTACAACTTTAACTTCAGTCAAAGAGTAGTTGTTCTCACCTTTATCGTTACCTTCAGTTTGAGCAGCGATGTTATTAGTTAAACCAGCGTTCTCACGATAGTAAACATACAATCCAGTCTCACTTCTAACAGTAGGGATTAAATCTCTAAAGTTGATGCTTTGAGCTGGTTGGATAGCTGGGTTCGGAGCATAAGATGCTTGAGAATCACCAGTTAAGTTACCACTTAAAGTCATTGTCTTAACATCAGATAAGTCTAAACGGAATTTTCCGCTATTCTTTAAAGACTTTTCCATTGCATCAAAGTTACCATCTAATTTCTCTAAGATAACTTCATCCATAAACTTAACTTCTTTCTTAGCAGCTTTCTTTTGTGCAGCTAATTGTCCGTCAATTTCTTTTTGTAACTCGTCTTTTACAACAGTTACTTGTGCAGACACCTCTTTAATTTGGGCTTCTGCATTAGCTTGAAAACCTTTAAGGTTCTCAGCCATTTCGTTGATTAAATTTTCCATTTTTACTTTTTAAATAGATTGTTAAATTGTTTAATTGCCTTTAATACTTCTTCGTTATTCTTTTCTTCAACTACTGGTGTCGGCTCAACTGCTTCGCGGGTTGAGTGATTGTTTCAGTAATTTCCAAAGCCAATAACTCGGCTTGTATTTGTTTTATTTGAATCTCCATCAAAGCAAAGGTGTCATCTGTGAATGTACCACCTCTAAATGCCTTGATTAAGTTTTCTAATCTCATTGATAAGTTTTCTTTTGTTTCTTTGAACTCACCCTTGAAACCCAATGTTGGTGTTTCTGGATTAGCACCCCAAAGAACCGCAGAACCTTCATATAGTTTTAATTCCGTAATTGTACGCACTCCAGTCTTTTGATTTACATCTGACTTTAACGTACTAAAACCGATTGAGTGTTGATTGATTAAACCAGCTTCATATAACTTGATAGCATCTTCGCCACATTCAGTTTCTATTAAGTCAGTAACCGCAACAAGCATATCGCCTTCAATATATAATTCTTTAGGCTTACCTAAAGTATGTGCCATATCAGCTTTGTGGTCAACTAAAGACCAAATCATATTCTTGCCTTTCGGTCCACGTTCTTTGATAGTCTTGGTAAACGCTTCAGCAACGATAATATCGCCGTCCAAATCAACGTTACCAATTCTTGACCAACACGCTTTTACTGTTCTTGATTCTGGCTCTATATCCAAAATCATATCATTGTAGCTTTTGTTTTCAATCTTACTCATATAACAAAGTTATTAATTTTTTTTAATCTGCTAACAAATCTCTTATTAAGTTAGAAATTTGCATCAAAGCCACATTATTTATCAAATTCCAAACTAACCCCATATCCCCTCTCGGTGGGTTATCTTGTAACCTTTTTGGCTTTCCATCTTCACCTCGCACGGCTTCATAGCCTAACGTACAACGGCAATTGATAACATCCCCAGCACTTCCACTTGGGTCGCAAGGATGTAACATTTGCTCAAAACCTCCATTCTTAGTTTTAACATTAAATTTTTCATCAAAAGCTACTTTTATTCCGTCCATATGATAATGGTCAAACTGATCTCGTGGAACTCGTCTTGTTCGGTTATCTTTTGCAGCTATCCATTCTTTCATAGTTACAAGTCCTGTTGATGCCGTACCAACCATTGAGCCTATGTTTGCTGCTCTGCCTGTTTCCGTTCTTGCTATCATCTCCGCTCGGTAATCCGTTATCCCAGCCGTTCTTAATAGCTTTATTGTTTCTTGCATCGTTAAACCTTCCTCAACTGACTTCATTAAGTATTGTTGAATTTGGTTTTTAGTTGTTTGAGTTATCTCCGCTGCAATATTATCTAATCCTTTTAATTCTAAATATGTCAACATCACATAAGTAAACAAGTCCGTTTGCTTACTCTTAAACTCCTCTGGACCGAAATAACCTTTTACTTGTTTAGAAACGTTTTTCTCGGCAATTTGTGCCATCTTAACGCCCATTGCAATATGAACGTTTTGGATGGTCTTTTTTATCTTCTTATCGCTTATAGCGTTTAAATCTTGGGTATCGCAATAAGTATCCACTTGCCTTTGTAGTTCTTTCTTGAACTTAGGTGAGTAGGTTTTTATTGCGTTTAAATATAGTTTCCTATAATCTTGCCAAATCATTATTCAGGTATTGTTAATGGTTGGAACTCATCTGGACTTTGTAAACTTGATGGAATATATAGTTTTTCCATTTCAGTTTGATCTATGTAATCAGGAATCTCTAATCCCATTATATCCATCTTTTGCTTAGGTGCAATCCACCACGCTTTATCCAACCATTCTACTTGCTCTGATTTGTTTGCTTCTAATTCTCCATAAACAGTTGGGTCAAAGTCAACATAAATATCAGTTCCACGATAACCCCAATCAGAATGTAATTTTCTATTTAAGTTATCTCTAATACCAACTAACAAAGGAATAGCACAACGAACTGTTAATGCTTTCTCGCCTTCTCTTTGGTTGTTGTAAGTCTTATTGTCAGCATCGTTTAATAATTGAGAAGGTACTCCGTAAATATTACAAAGTGCTTTCATATCCCACTTCTCACTTTCAATAATGTCTAATTCAACAGGACTTAATCCGATTTGTTTCCAGTCTACTTTGTAACCACTAACTGCAATTGAATTAAAGTTAGCAGAGCCACCTTTCTCGCTCACCGCCTTTTTAAGTGCTTGTGCTTGTTGTGTTCCACTAATTGGGTCAAAGCGTTCATCATTCATAAAAAGAACTCCAGCTGGACCACCATTCTGGAAAGATGCAACCGCAGCAGTCTTCGCTTCGTTCGAACGAGTCAAGTTTCTCGCAGCAGCCATCAAAGGTGATTGACCATATAGTTGATTCCCAGTTGTATTCCATTGCAGGTTTATGTATTTATCTTGTAATACTTCTTGTTTAGTAAAGTTCCAAAGTGGACCATAATTCAATTGGTAACCGCTAATAGTTGGAGGGAAGTTTTGAATGTCCGCTAATACGTACATATATTGAGAAGGAAGCACGTACAATTCGTATGGCTTACCATCGTTATTACCACCTTCAATCATCTTTGCGTAAACAAAAGAATTACCTGTAACTAATTTAAAAGTACACCAAGCCTCTACAAAATCGCCAAATGTATCTTCTTGGTTAGGGTATTTTAATAACTCGTTTAATCGTGCATCTTTTGTATATATTTCAAACGCTTTCTTATGTAGCTTCTCAACATCCTTCCAGTTCTCAATCTTATCTGGTTGGCTCATTAACGCTTTGTATTTCTTTGCAGAAGTTTCATCAACCACTCTATAAACGTGGAATGGAGCAAGTTTTGCTTTATCCGCAATTAATTTCACGATTGAATAAACTATATCATTTGCTGAATACCCATCATTAACAAAGGATACATTTGAACCGCCTTGCCAAGTTATTATCCCTTGTTGTATCGCAACTTGTCCGTTAAAAGGAATTTGAGGTAGTACAGTAGATAGTTTTTGTCTTTTACCAAAAAAGTCAAGTAAACCCATTTTCGTATATTTTAAACAAAGTTAGTTATTTTATCCTAAAATACGGACACTTCGAACTTAAGCTTGGTAAGATGCGTAAACACGGCATACCTACAAGCATCCATCAAGTCATCGTTTGCCTTTACAGGTTCTTCTATTACGTTATCGTTTTTATCCTTTTTCCATTTGTAAGACATAAACTCCCTTCTTAGGTTTTTGCTATTGTAGTGCAAGTTTATTGGATAAGACTTCATCTTTACTATTCCCGCCCATACATCCTTTTGTGCTGGTTTAATGTTAAATCCTTGTCGGTAAAGTTCCTCAATAGATTTAGGCTCGGCTGCATCGGCATAGATTGTCGCTCGTTCTGGTAGCTTCTCCTTAATCAATCTTGATAGATCACTAAGAGTAAGTCCGCTTTGATAAACTATTTCCTCAAAGTAGTTTTGCCCTTCGTAATGCGTAACCTTTATAAGTGCAGCTGGGTGGACATAACCAAAGTCCAATCCGTAAAACACATCTCCATCAGGCGCTTCATCATATTGTTTCCATTGAGTGTAAATAATTTCTTTTGCAGAGCCTCGTTCTCCTAAGCCGTAAACCTTCCACATAAAGTCATCTGGCAAATCTTTATATTGCTCGATGTTTCTTATTTGGCTTTCGCTAAGATTAGTGATGTTGTTTAGGTAGGTAGAATGTATGCGTTTGTTCATTGGGTTATCAGCTACCTCATAAACCCAAGAAATAAAGTCAGCTGGATTCCAGTCTAAGAATGCTTGTCCAGTTGTACGAATTAAAAGCTGGTCAAACAAAGCCTTACTAATTAGGTTTGCCTCGTTTACAAATAGTATGTCCCTTGCTGGTCCTTTTGCTTTGTCTGGGTCTTCTAATCCAAATAACTCAATGTAAGAACCATTCTTAAACGTATAAATAAAATCGGTATATCGGAAATCCTTTTCATCCCATATACCCCATTGCTCCATAATGCCTTTGAAATCCCTATAAACTCCACGCTTAATATGTGGTAGGGAATGAGAAACGCACGAAATTCTTATGTTAGGTTTGCTTAAAGCTATGTGGATTAATAACTGAACAACCGAATAACTTTTACTTGATCTTGACCCACCTTCATTGCATATTATCGGATATCCTTCCTCGTATGCCTTTTTATTGGCATAAAAGACAGGTGTAGCCTTAATCTTTAATTGGTTGACAATCTGCATCTGGTTCTATTGTGATTTGCACATTACCCTTTATGTCAGCGGTTATGTC